CCCATAGAAACTTCTGAAGTTTCATTATTAGAATAAACATATCCACCTTTTTCAGAATCCCAACGTGGTGTTTCTCCTCGTGCAATAGCTTCTAAATATTCTACAGGTTTTTTTGAATAAACATCTTCCCAAGTCATTTCATTGCCAACCCAATCAGCCATTTGATCTGTATCTTTGGAAATTGGGGCTGGGTCATCATACATAACAGTTTGGATAACCGTGTAAGTCGCACCTTTTGGTGTTTTTGCTTTTGTTAACTCAAGAATTAAATCACGACCATTATCAGGATCAGTAATATCTCCTTTAGCCTTCCAAATTGGAATGATTTTGTCAAGGATACCTTCTTGTTTGTAGTTGTGTTTAAATCTCCAAAATTTTACGCCATCCTGTTCGTTATCACGATCAACAACTTTTACAATATAAAACTTACGAGATCTATATTGTGTTGCTAATTGTTTGTCAGATTCTTTTCCTGTTGACATAAGTTCTTCATAAACTTCATTCAAAGGTGAACGCTCATTGTCATTCTTTGCTGGATCGTAAAATTTTTGCCATTTACCGTCTACTTGAACTTCGTGAAACCATACTTCTTTGAATGGTGAAGATCCGTCTGTTGTAGGTAAAATACGGATTTTCCGTTGACCTTGTTTTTCGTTGTCTTTCAATAATGCCGCGAAATATTTTTTCATACGGTCTTCTGAAGACATTTTTGATGTAGCGTTTGAGCTACTTTGTGATTTTTCGTACTGTGAAAGTACTGCGTCTAATGAATTTGTCGCCATGTTAGTTAAATTTAAATTAAAGGTTTATTGTAGAATTATAGGTATATAAAAAGGTATAGTCAAATAGTGTTGTAAAAAAAGTTTTAAGGTCTATATTTTCGACCTTAAAACTTATGAATTATATCTGTTTAATAAAATATCGTCTTCGTCTTCCATTGGTTCATTAAATGTTTTTTCAATGTCGGAAGGGCTAAAGTTTTCAACTTCATCTTGGGTTAAAACATATTCGTTTTTACCTGTTTTTTCCATTTCTTCTTCTTTGTCTTTGAAGAAGTCTGCTAAGTTTTGTTTGTATGGTCCGGAATCTAAACTTCTTAATTCAAGTTTTTCTTGTGGTGTCTTAGGCCTATATCTCTCAACTTTAGCATCCAATATATCAATTTTTTGAACTATATTGTCCATTTCGGCCAATTTTTCTTCCATTGTTTTAATTTGATTAAACAAGTTTTCAAAATATTCTTCTTGTTTATCTGCCATAGTTTTTTGTGAATCAACTAAGTCCGTAATATCTATTTCTTCAGTTTCACCTTCACCCTCTATTCCTTCTTCACCTTCACCAGGTAATTCTTCAACATCAGGATCTTTAGATAAATCAATAGGTTCTCCTGCGGGTGGTGCAGGTGGTGGAATCGCTCCTGCCGCTGGTGGTGCTCCTGCGGCATCAGTTGGTGGTGGTGGTGCTCCTGCTCCTGTTAATGCTGGGTCCTCAACAGGTGGTGGAACATCTTGTTCCATGATATACTTATTTATTGATTGATATCTTGCAATCTCATTTAATATTTTTTCGTCAATTTTCATCTTATCCGTTCAATAAAGTTTTTATACCATTTTTGGTTTCTACTTGAATTTTTTTGAATGTTCTCTTTGTATTGTCAACTCTTTCAATCAATCCGTCTTTCATTCTTACAGTATAACAATCTCCTGTGTCTAAATCACAAACTTGTTTAGTACCATCGCCCATATCTTTTTCTGAAACTCTTGTATTTTTACCCAAGTAGTTATCTAATATTAATTTAGTGCTCATATATGTTTTTATTTATAAATATCATGTTTATTGTAAAATTGCCGTTAATACATTTGCCGCGTTTATAAACTCCTGTCTTAATTTATCTATTTGATTTTTGTCCTTTTCAATTTGAGTATAAACATTAGAGTTTTGGTTTACAGGATAATACAAAACATAAAGTTTTGCATATATAAAAGGTAATTCATTATCCCCAAAGTTTTGTAATTCCGCTTTAATATTTGTTGGTAAATTTCTTACTGAATAATGAACAAAGTTTAGAAAATCATATAAACTTCTGAACGAAACCACCGGAAGGTTAGGGTTAGACCCTCTAGAAACACAATAGTATCTTCTGTTTATATACTCAAAAAATTTATCAGCATAAACTTGAGTTAGATCAATAGTGCTAAAATTATTCTCATACGCTTTTATTTCTGACCCATTACCAGTTCCTGAATCAACAAATACAAATGTGAACATTAAAGATACTAAATCACCAAAAGTACTTCCGGTTTGAGAATATTTATTATCTAAAAGAACTCGTACAATTGTATTATATAAATCTTTTGTAGAAAACGAAGTCGGTGTTGGTTCATCCGTTGCAACAAATCCTTGGTACCTTGACTTTATTTGTACCGCACAATCTTGATTTTTTGTTAATGTATCTTCACTACTTAAATTAGCAATAGTATTAGACGCTTGTATTTGTACATTCTCTGATTTAGCTTTGTTTAATTCTTCATTTTCTCTAACTTTAGTTTGTAATTGAGAAACTAATTTTTCATTTAATGTCTGTAAAAAATTATCAACTGTCGGTAAACTATAGAATGGTTGTCTAATTCCTTCAAATTGTGTTTTGAATCCGTTTTCAGAAACATCATGAGTAACTTTAGTAATCATATATGGTCCTGAAAACATTGGTATATTTCTAATATTAAAATACATCATTGGTTGGATCAGCGCACACCCCATCATATCAACAGAACATGAGTAACTTCTATTTTTGTATAAATTATACAAGGAAACATTTTGAGTTGTTGATCTTCTGTTTTTACCTAAGTTAGCCATTTGGTTTAAAACTTCCAATGATTCTGATGTTGGTTTACCAGGATCCTGAGCAACACTGAACGATGTAAATATTTGTTGATTCTCTCGTGTAATATCAACATTAAAACCTACAATCTTATTGGATTTATCCCAATCATTTTTATTTGCCAAGTTTTCAACTAATGGATTGTCGCTCGCTCTTCTTAAATCAAAAGCGTCGTCTCTAAATCTATAATCAATATTATCATTCAAGTTAAGATGTTCACTTGGTTTGTTTACATAATAACAAAGGAATTTAGGAGAACTTTGTCTGTAATCCACATTAAGATATGTACCAAACATCATGTTTCCAACTTCTAATGTTCCATCCGGTCTTGGTGTTGGGTTTTTCTGCGCATCTTGTACATTATAAAAATTAACATAAGACGGTAACATAAAATGTTGGAAATTATTCTGTACTAAAATAGTTGTAACCATGTCAAGTAATGTGTTCTTATATGAGTTTGACCCTGAGTGTTTTTCTGTTGCACCATCTTCCAATAAATTAATAATACCAAAAATATCAACTAATATTTTATCTCCAACATTTCTACTAGCTCTATCAACTAACATCACATCTTCAAAAAGTGTTTTGTTTTGGAAATCAAATCCCGCAATCCATGTATCGTTTAATGCTTTAAATGTCTCCCAAAGTTCTGTTCTTGTTTGTTCTGTAAAACCTGCCTCCAAATTAGCCCTATTTGCGCTATCATCATTGTTTATGAAAACATTTGGTAAACCATTTCTTACGACAGGTAACATAGTATTTAAAACAGTTCCAATATAATTTTCAGAATCTATTAAATAATTGTCCATCAAGTTATAAAAACTTGTAACATTCAAGTTACTGTTTAATAATTTTTGAGTTGCAAATATTTTAATTATTGGTGAAAAATCTTGGACATTTTTCTCATTAAACGCAACATTCATATTAATAAAGAAGTCCGTAATATAAGAACAACTATTTTTATATTGTAATTGAGGTATTGTTGATGTTCCAACATAATTTTCTAAAGCTAACCAAGTTTTTGGATTTTGTTGTTTAGATTGTGATAAACTTACTTGTGGTGGTAAATTTCCTTGTTCGTATGGCCCATAAATAATAGGATCCTCAATATATCTTGTTGAAAATGTGTAATATAATCTTTTATTAAAATTACTTGGGTTTCCAAATTTAAATGCGACATTGTAATTAACAAATTCCCCCAATACAAATTGGAATCTTTGGTTTTGTTGTGTGATTACATTTTCTAATTTTGTTTCTGGTGAAGTTCCTGTTGGTTTATTTATTATCAACAAAGACCTCATTAAGTATTGGAAATTTTTATAACTTTTTTCTTCTTCGCTTACACCATTAAGTAATCGTTTTGATCCAGGAAAACTTTCTTCTTGTACTAGATAGTTGGGTAATGTGTCGTTATAATCGTAAACAGATCTGCTGAAATTTAAAAATTCCGCCTCAAACTTATCCATTAATTCAAGTTCAAATGTTGTGAACAACTCTTCAAAGTTACTGTATTGATTTATATCGCCATATAATGAAAAGTTTTGTTGGCTAGATTGATTAAACAATATTTTTTTAAGGTAGGTGTCAGGACTATTTTTTACAATTTTTGAATTATCAAACCATCCGTATTGTGGCGCGTTCCAAAATAACCTAACACTACCGTTAAACATTGCTGGATTATTAGATAACTCAACTTTCATTGTTTGATTTTTAAATGCCTCAACTTTTGCTTGATTAACATTAGAACCAAATGAAGGTAAAACATAATATGAATCAGGAAGTGATGTACTTCTAACAACAACAGACCAAGGACTAACTCTCATAGATCTTTGATTACTATTTGGATCGAATCCTGATGTTTCAAAAATTGTTGAGTTTTGTGTGTTAAACATCATTAACTTATCATCATTAAGATAATTTTGTATTTGTTGTGAACCAATTCCTTGGACATAAGCATTTTGAACAACAAAGTTTGATGTGTTTGCCGTTTGTATTGTTGAGGTTTGGTATAATCCTATTCCTCCTGTTGATCCTGAAACTTGTGATGTAATAACAACATTACCATTAAGGTTTTGTCCGTTTAATATTGAACCATTTGTAATCACATTATTTGAAATTGCGATCACTTGTATTGGTGGATTCAACACAGTATAATTATATGTTTCTGCCGATGTGCTTGTTAGTTCATAAATTTGAGTAACCCCTGTAGTTGCACTGTATATATTTAAAACTGTAACCGCAGATGTAGATGGGCTACCACCAATAATTTGTCCTGGTTGTATTGGGTATGGTGTTGTATTTGTTAAGTAACCATATGACCCCAACACAAACGGTAAGGTTGTAAACGCGGCGTTAAAGTTTAATGGTGTGGTGTAGTATCCAATACCTCCTGTTGTACCAGTTACTTGTGTAACTAATTGTATATTAGCATTTAATGAAGGAACAAAAATTGTATGTGGTAAAGTAATAAAGTTATTTGATATACTATTAATTGTAATACCAGTACCATTTGTGGAACATGTTCCCGTAACTTGAATAACATTACTAGTCCCCGTAATTGTTTGTACTATACATGTTCCCGAAACTTGTGTTTGACCACTAAATAATTTAAGACCTTGTATAAACACATTAAAGTCATCCATCAATTGTGGGTAGAATCCTGTGTTAATATCCGTAAATGATGGAGTTCCTGTTGTGGTATCCAAAACTAAATTTTTTGGGGTTCCGTCAACAACAAGATTATAGTTATATGTTGCGGCAGAAGTTGCGGGATCCCAATTTTCTAAATAATTAAAGTCTTTCCACACATCATCTAATATGTCAACACCAGTATCTCTATAAATTTTATATCGGTGCCAAATTGATCCGTACTTTAATATCCACGCATATGGTAACTTATGTACAGCCCCAAACTTTTTGAGTGTTGCAACAATGTAATCTAAATCAGTTTCGGTTTCATTGGCGTATGTCTTATATTTTTCTTTTAAAGTCGCTAAAGGCAAACTGTTCAAGAAAAGATACGCTGCGTTTTTATAAGGATATAAATCGTTTTGTTTGTATCTGAAATTAAATACCCCCTGTTGTATTGCATTAATAAAATATGGGGTATTCAACATCGATGTTGTTTGACCATCTGTTAGGTAGTTCGTATAATTTTTATAATTTAAATTACCTTCGGTAATTAATTGACTTGCGAACCCTCTTGTTTCATAAAAAGTTTTAAGGTTTGATGTATCAATCGTAACATTTAAATTTTTAAAGTTAAAATGAGTAAAAGGTCTTTTATCGTTATTAGTATCTGAAAGTGTAAAGTTTGTTACGGTTTTATGAATTTCATTATAACCTATTACTAACTTAGTATTTATTACATCTGTAACATTATTTAAACTTTTCCCATTAGCCATATTTGTTTTAACCCAAGGAAAATTTGTAAATGGGTATGTATCTACAAAATCAAATTCGTTAGATACAGATGAATTACTTAAGTACTTATTTATGTTTGTAATATTATTAGCGTTTGATAACGATACAGATGGTTGAGATTTAAGAGATGAAAAAATAGACCCATTGTAAATAACATTTGGGTTAGCCGCATCACCTTTTAGGTATGGAGTCACAAATTCGCCTCTAGCGAATGTTTGCCAACTCTCACCTTGACCTTGGTTTGATATATGTCTTAAAAATGGAACATAATTGTTTGAATCTAAAAGATATTCTTTTAATTTTTTAGATAAGAATGGATTGTCATTACCTAAACTTTGTAGGATATTTACCGCTTCACTATCAGACTCAACTTCATATATACTTAAATTATATCCACTTTTTCTATTGAATCTACTATAATAGGAGTTAACAATAAGTCTTTCGTAAATCTCATAAAAGTATTTAGATTCTTCTTTATTTTGAAAGACTTCATTTGAAATGGGGAAATCAAGCGAATTTAAAGATTCTCTTAATGGTTGAGTGTTGCTATCGAATACTTGGAAATCAATATCCTTATTGGACAACCTTTCCGTATACCCTTTAATAAATTGTTCAACAAATTCAACTTCAGGCCAAACTTCAGGGCTATATGCCCTATAAGTACTTGCTACGGTTTGATCACCAGGATAAATAACTTCAAATTTTTCTTTATTATCCTCACCAATACTTTCTTTAATCACTTGTGGCCATGGATAAATTGGTTCGTTGTTTTGTGATGATGTTTTAACATCAACACTAGGTGCCGCAGAAATATTACCAAATATTGCCGCTCTTCTAAATTGATTCTCTCTTTGGTCCCAAGCTTTTTTATGAACCTCATCTAACAATCTAAGGAATGCTTCACCTTGACAATAAAAGACCGCAAGTATATTTCTAATTGATGGTACAAATCCCAAACCACCATTACCTTGTGCGTTAAATTTTGTTGCTAAAGAGGCGCTTATTTCAGACTCAATTTGTTTTCTATATTCAGATGCCTTTTTTGCCATGGAGTCTGTTATTGACATAAACGAATTTGAACCCTCAAAAAACCAAACGGTGTTATTATTTTTCTTTATTATCCTCACCAATACTTTCTTTAATCACTTGTGGCCATGGATAAATTGGTTCGTTGTTTTGTGATGATGTT